TCCCGTGATTGCATAACAGCCATGTTTATTCCCCTTTATAGGATTTAGTGATTAGAGCCTTGCCTTCATCGGTCTTAGCTACAGCAGCATAAGCCAAAGCATGTTCGCTCTTTTTCATTTTGTTGGTGTCCATGTAGGACTTTACGAGTGCGTCAAGTTTGTCAGCGGCAGTCGAAAACTCACCGTCAGCATCAGATTTACCCAGTTCAGTCATGCTTTCGTCAAATACCTTATCGGCAGCTTTGAGTGCTTGCATTACTGTTTCTTCAGCTTCAAACTTGCTAACCAATGCTTTGGCTACTTCAAGGTCGAAGTGTGGAAGTTCTGCTTCTGCTTTCTTAACTAAGATAGCGTCTGCTTTAGCAACTTCTGCTTCTTCCAGAGCCTTAAGGATAGGCGCAGGGATGTCAGCTTTGTTGATTTGTTCGTCACCGTAAGTCACAAACTCAGGCTCAACCATTTTCTCAATAGCGTCTGCCTTAACGATGTAACCAGCTTCTTCTAGGGCTTTGCTAAGGCGTTCAGCCTCAACTTGTAGTACCTCTAGGTCAGCTTTCAGAGTGTCAACTTCAGTAGCTGGACCCTGTACGTCTTTTTTCATGTCCATGTTATACATTTTCATGGCTTCATCCTCGGACATACCTTTGTCCATATAAGGCTTCAGCTTTGCTTTCATGTCATCTGACATTTTTTCTACTTCGTTCTCCATAGTTTCTCCCTCGGAGTTGTCCCGCTTATATAGAGAGACCATTGCTTGTGCGTTAGCTGGACGATCAACCAAGGACAGTTCCTCTAACTCAAGCTGTTTAAGTAAATTAGGCATCATAAGATTCCTTGGTTGCACGACCACCTATTGAGAAGGCCGCAAGTTCACCAGATTTGACCCTAGCCCAAACGTCATCATTGTAGACTTTAAACGCTACAATCCAACCTTCTCGGTCACTCTGGATGCCAAGGGATTCACCAATCTCTTTAGTGATAGGCATTGAGTGGATAACCGCCCCAATCTGATCCCCTTTGTGCATTTCTTTACCGACACGTATATGTTCCATGAAGTTGTTCACGGCTTTAACAAGTGTGTCTGGTTCAATAATATCTCCTTGGCGATCAATAACAGGTTCGCCTTTTTCGGTAACGACTGATGCCCAACCATAAACGAGACGCTGTTCTTCGTCGGCTTTGAGTATCTGTCCTTCAATGTTTGTTTTTGTAAGTTCTGACACTGAGGTTCCTCCCTCCCACATTCTACAGGACCAGTATCCTGCCGTTGTTTTGTCCTTCTTTGTGTCGCACGAATGTCTTGAACGGAAGTTGGCCCTAGCTTTCGGGTCATCCCTCCGTATCTCCATGTTGGGGTCACCGAATGCCACACGCTTGATTTTTCCTCCGCTTTGTACGAACACTTCAAACTTCTTATTGCCGCCTTTAATACGACGAGGTTTGTTTAAGGTGACTTTCTCGCCTTGATACTCAGCCTTGGCGAAGTCTTCCTTCATAATCTCTTGTATAACTACTCTGAGAGCCTCTAAGCGGTCCTGTGAGGGGGCTTCTTCAGTTTCCTTGTCGTAGTATGCCATATAAGCCTCATGGCTTTCACCGGGCATATAATGGGCCTGTCCTTGTGCATCAGGGTGGGCATGTGTGCTACCGTTCATGCCTAAGTCCATACTCCTCACTCTGGCTTCAGCCTCAGTGGAAAATACATCGTTAGCTAACTGGCCTTTGTTAATGTTCATTATACATTCCCTGTTGGGTCATTCTTAATAAGTACGCCTTGAAAGGAAGCACCTACAGCATTGTTAATTGTGTTAGATACGGCCCTACACTCCATATCAGTCTTCTCTTCAAACCTCTGTGGGTACTCAAACTTAGCGATCAGTTGTGTACTCTGTAGGACGTTAATAAATCGACTACGAAACACGTTGCTGCCAAAGTCTCTTGATACAAAGTTAGCAGTTACAAACTTGCTTGCCTGAGACAAAGCAGCGGTAAAGTTAATGTCATCAAGATACAGGGTGTATCCAGCAGGGACAGTGTAGGCTGCTACGTGTGTTTGATTGCCTAGACCTAAGTTAGCGTAAACTACAGAGCCATCTACATTCTGTACGTGTATTGTTCCAGCAGAAGTACCACCTGATCCAGCTAAGGTAACAAAGGCTCTGTTAACCCTAATCCAAGTGCCAGCTACAGCAACAGGGCTAGTACCATTCAGTTCTACCTCTGCAGACTGCTCATTGTAGTTAGCGTCTAAGCCCTCAACCCTTACCTTATTAGAACCTGTGTTTCCATTAGCATCAGCAGCAGCATCGCTAACTACATAAGCTGTAAAGGAAGCATCAGGCCAAGGGTAGTTACCACCTTGCGACCATATAGTCTCTTCTGTCCCATTTATGTCAGGATTAAACCCGAACTTGAACAAGGTCTTGTAGCCAGTAGACTCACCCTTAGCTATAGCAAGTTCGTTATGCTCATAAAGGTGCCTAGTCCAAGTTGGCATTATACACTCCTACAGCGGAGTATGACTGCACGTTGGATAGTGGTCGCTATACTTGTGGTAATGGTACAGACAAAGGTATAGTCTCTTCCATCTACTCCACCACCTATATAAATAATTGCGTTATTTCCTGACAAGGCTTGCTGTATGTTCTGTATGCTGTCAACAATAGCACTACTACTAGCAGTAGTTAAGTCCTGACCAGCAGCTAATACAGTCTCGGCAGGGTTAGCATTAGACCTTACAGACCAGACTACTGTACTAATGGTAAACCCAGAAACAATATCAGACCAATCAATACTGTAGTCTAGCAGTTCGTCTGGGTCTTTGTTGGGCCAAACTAGGCTCATATCGTATCCTTCTATGCCGCTAAATTTTTTGATGATTTGGGAGGTCTAATGTTCCTTGGGCTACTAAACGTGGGTGTTGCAGTCCTGTTAGCAGGAAATCCACCGTGGACCTGTCTAAGTACATTGTACAAGTGCTTAATGGCCTCAAAGTCAAACTTGAATCCTGTAGCAGTAAGGTCAGGGCCAAACTCAACATCAATCCCGAAGCCATCTATTAGCTTATCAGCCCCTACTCCCACCGCACCTATGGTGACAGTAACAAAACCAGCAGTGTCTACTGCGGCAATGGCTGGTATTCCAGCTATACCCACACTAGCGATCAGTTCTAGTCCATCAGGGAAGGTGTTAGCATCACCTGTAAAGGTAACATCACCTACTGATCCTGTAAACTCGACACCAGAAGACGGTGCAGTGTTAGCATTAGCAGCAAAAGTTATGTTACCTAAGCCAAGGGTGGCAAGCCTACTCGTACATACAGCATTAGAGGTAGCTACAGTTGTAATACTTCCCAGACTTGTAGATATAAGTATGCTGTCAGAGGGGTATATAATTTCTGTAGGTTGGGCCTCTATACCAGAAAGATTTGAACCTAGTGTGACAACTTGAGAATCGACAGGTATGGTATTAAAAGACCTAAGAGTGGGAGTACCTAAAGCTAAGGTAGCATCAAAACCACCTACAGGTTGGTCAACAGCTATAGGACCAGCTAAGACACCAAGGGATACTGCAAAGTCAAAATCTGTCTGTGTAGGCCCAGCAGTAGGTGAACGAGAGGCGTAAGGATATATTACATCATTAGCAGGCTGATTGGGTTCCGCTATAATTTCTACCCTAGACGTACTCAAGTACCATTGAGGGTCAGGTAGTCCTACAGTACCAAGGTCAAAACCATCTACAAAAGCAACAACATTAGCTTGTAGGTCTGGTAAACTGTCTTGTAAGGCTACCTCAAAACCTAAGAGTTCTTCTGTAACAGGTATTGCAATGGCACTGTTAAAACCAAGGGTAATTCCTTGAGAATCACTATCAGGAATAATGTATTTGTAGTTACATATTCCCGCAAGAATAGTCTCGTCTGTTTTATCGTTACCAGACGCTGCTACAGATAGAGTACCAACATCAAAACCTTTATCTGTATCATATTTCTGTAGTAAATAGTGCTTGTTTTCTCCTACAAGAGAGTCAAGGAAAGAACCCGCTTGTCCATCAATAAGGCTGTCAAAGTATGTATCAGTGTCAGTCGTATCAAAAGTGTTTATTGTGCGTACTTGTCCAATAACAACATTAAACAGGCTGGGGTCAGAAGCAGGGAAAGTGAGGGTAGCTAAGAGAGGGTCATCAATAGTGCTGATAGTTGCCGCATTGTTAGTGATGGTCTCAGAGGGTAAGTGATTAAGGTTTACAGTAACAGGGTAGGAGTTACTAGCATCATAACCAAGAGAAGCATCATAGGTAGCTGGGTAGGTGTAGTCACCGTTAACCAAAGGAACCCATGAGGACTGAGACACTATAGGGTCAGAGGTTAACTCAGCGGTAGACTTAGTTTGTACAGATAGGGCTTTGTCACCAGCTACAGATTCATCCCAAATGGGACCACTTGTAGAATTGTCCTTATCTAGGCCAGTCTCAAATATCTGAGGCCGCATACCCAAGATAAAAGAGTTTGTCCAAGTGTAAAATGGGTGTTCATTGTTGCGTACAACTCCAACACCGTCATTATTGGGGTCATAGAAAAAAACAGTCTCAGGTTTTCTTACAGCTTGATCAGATATAGTGGCGTCAGTAGATAGGGAGATAACCCCCAAAGTTGCAGAAGCCTGAACTCCTGTTACATCTGCTAATACCACTTCTCTGACAACACCAGAACCACCTAGTGTAGAGGCTGATAGGGGGGAGAATCCTAACATATACTACTGCCTACTGAAGCCAGTAGGTACGGAATAGACGATGTTGTTAGCCTCGCCAGCGTAGATTTGCATCCTCAAGTTAAATGTCCCAACTTGGCAGCACCAATAAAAACAGAAAGACCCAGTAGTGGAACTTGCTGGGCTGGCAAGTCCCAAATCTGGCAAATGAATACCCGCACCAGTTGCGGGGTCGCCTGTGGAATCTGTGCCTTCTGTACCGCCATCTGACCAAGTGCCGTTCAGACCCCACCAGACCTTCTTAGCGGTAGTGTCCCAAGCGGCCATGATGCGGTCAGCACCGTCTCTGTTCATAGTAGATGAACCGCTTGTAGTTGGGTATGGTGATGAAAAAGCATTTGTCGAGGCGACCGCATTAGCCCTAGACAACTTGATACCTCCACTTCTTTCTGGGAAGAATCCAGACCAACAGGGAGTTGTGGTGTTGCTGCCAAAAGAGTTAGGGGAGGCGTCTATAAGCGCCCTATCGTAACACCCTAAAACAAAGGAGTTGTAAGTCGCAGAAGAGTAGTACTGCCCTGTGTCAAAGGTAATTTCAGTGTAGTATTTACCGTCCTTAAGTGGCCCTTGATACGGCCCGCCGTAGGTAGTAACATTTCGGGTACTGGTTACACTAACGTAACCTGTAGAACTAGCCAGTTGGGTAGTACGGTTTGCGTAGTTTCTGGTAAGTGCTGGGACAGCTACATAGTTAGTGAAGATCAGCTTAAGTGTGGTCAGTCCTACCAGAGTGGCGACTCCATCAGATGCCTTTGTTCTAAAAGTAATATTACCCGCATGTGAGTCGTTAGTAGATGGTGTCATTGCAAACGCACCAGAAGTCTCAGTTATGGCAGTTAGCATATTTGGGAGAGTGCCGTCTTTATAGACGTTACCAGAGGCGTCAAAAGCATCCCAGTCATAAGTTATGGGAAAGCCTGCATCGTCAACAGCGACAGTTGTCAGAGTAGACTGGGCACCAGTTTGACTTAGGGTGAAACTAGCTGGTGGTGCAGTCGTAAACCTTGGGGAGACTTGTGACCCTGTAGATACACGATCCCACTCTCCACCGTCATATACGTATAACGACTTAGTATCCTGCGTCCAAGCTAGGTCTGTTTCATTAGGAGACGCAGGGAGACCTGCATAGTTACCTACGCTTGTAATACCGCCAGAGGGGGAGGCAGGAACCCAAGAACTTGTGCCTGAGTCGTAAGCTAAGTTTTGACCACCAGAAGGTGCGGTAGAGGACACATTATCTAAGTCAGCTAAGACTTGAACAACGTCTTCTGCAAGCATGGTAAGGAAGCATACCGCACCAGAACCTAAGTTGATAGCTGAGTTGTCACTTTCAGAGGAGGAACTAGGAGACCTAGCCATAGTGTAAGTTCCACCAGACAGTCCTATAGTGCCAGTTCCTACCTCGTAGTTAGTTCCACTTTCAATCGTATATCTTACAACGTCAGAATCAACAACAGAGGCATCAGCAAGGCTCTGAAAGCCATCGACAACAGAACCAAAGGTTACTGTACCTGTACCTGTAGTGGTCAGATTAAGTTTAACTCTGTTGACGAACTTTACCATTCTTAGGTATCCTCAGATTAGGCTAGGCGTAGAATACTTGTAGAAGCACCGGGCGCAGGGAACTGAATAGTAAAGTCACCAGCGGTAGCACTAACTGTACCACCAAAGTCAAACACTGCGATAACATTAGCTGCACTATCAGCATTTGGGTTATAAAGAATACAACCATCAGCCTGAACAGTCACGCTTGTGAACACTGCATCATCAAAGTCCATAACGGCAGTTGTACCATCCATCTGAGGGTATCCAGTGGCAATAGCTGCTTGTGCGCCTGTAGACACGGTGTCAAAAGTGCTAGTATAGCCAGTACCAGAGGCTTGATCTGACCCTAACTCAGTGTATGCTACTGTTGTGGCATTATAAGTGCCAGTTGGATTTTCTTTAATCAGTGCTACACGAAATGTATCATTATCAAAGTCGTGATTACCTTTAAGCAACTCTAGTTTAAAAGCATTGCTTAATGCTGTTGTAATTGCCATTATGTATTTTCCTTGTTGTCTTCTACCTCATTGGGTAGGTCAGTTTCTGTTGTGACCGTAGGGTCATAGTTAAGTTCTGCAATCGCCATAAGGTCTTGTATAACCTCTGGATGATCACTTACCGTAATGTCTGCACTGTTAAGATTGCGAAGGAACCCAGAAATCTCACGTAAGTCATGGGGTGCAACGTCACCAGCCTTGATACAGGGCATGAGGTCGTAGTTAAGTCCGTTAAGCTGCCACAAGCGTTCCACTAGCTGCTTGTTAAGAACATCTACGATAGCCTGTATGTAACTCTCTAATGCACGTAGGAACAAGTCAGTCTTAGACTTGGAGAGTGCATATGATCCATTGTTACCCCCACCGAGCATAAGAAACTCAGAAAGTACAGAACGGGCAATGTCATGTTGGTAACGCCTAACAATGGGGTCAA